GTAGATTTGTGGATTTGTGCAGAAATTTGGTTGATAGCCGTAATCAAATTTTGATTCCAGTCTTTCTGAGTGTAAGGAACTGCTTGACTTCCTAATCTCTTCCAACCGTTGTAGTCCCAACGTAAGTTCCAAGCCGCACCTTTACGTAAATCACGAAGGATTTCACGGTCGATTTCAGCCGCAACTTGCTCAGACAATAAAGCTGTCAATTCAGCTTCAGCGTCGATGTTGTGGAAAGCCGCAACGTCTTGAGCCATTTCAGGAGACCATTGAGCTCTTAATTTTCTTTCAGTTACAGAAACTGTTACAGATTGAAGGTCGAAAGAAACCTCACCAATCTTATCTTCGAATTCAAGATTCTTATATACTTTATAAGTTGCTGTGAATTCAGCATTAACTGCAGAAGTACCATTAGCAGCAATTGTGAAACCTGAATAACCATCAAGTGAGTTTGCACCTACAGTACAAGGAACTTGTAAATCTACCTCAAGATAGATTTTTCCTTCTCCGTCACAGATGTTATCATAAGAACCACCACCTGTTTTAGAACCAGGGAACGATAAAGTATCGTTATTCATACCATACTGAACAATACCTTTACCATACTTTTGAGTTACAACTCTAAATAATAATGGATTTGTACCAGTACCGGAGAAAACACCTGAATTCTGTACAGATTTGATTGTCAAATCAGCCAAGAATGATTCGTTATCCATTGGTTGACCATCAGGACCGATTAATTTACCGGCTCCGTCAGTTGCAAAACCTGACATAACAAGAATCACTTTTCTATAACCATCAGCTGGCATAAGAGCAGTTGTGTATGCGGCAGGCATCATTTGTCCACCTGACCACATAGCGGTTGAAACCAAAGCAGTAACTGCGGTGAATTGACCTTTAGAATAATCAAATAAACCTGGAGGGTCTAAAGCTGGTTCATTACCTTCATAAAATCTATCATAAAGATTTTTTTCAGTTGACCAAGCGTTTTCATATCCTGCGTTAGGGTCAGTACCACCGTTTGGTGCACCTACAGGACTGTAGTGTGTACCATTGTTTTGACCAAAACCGCCAGTCTCGTAAGCCTGAATGTTCGGTACGTAGTAGAACATTTTACCAATTGGTAAGTTCATAGCTTGTACAGAAACGATATCATTTGCCAAAAGTTTAGAGAATACTCTTCTAACGATTGGAAACACAACTGTTTCAAAAGCACCTGAATCAGCAGTAGATGATGCTTCGTTTATCAAGAATGATGCTTGGTTTTCATATAACTGTGCAACATTTTCTTTTAGGTGGCCTTTAAGACCTTCAAGGAACCCTAATCTGTCCCATTTGTTAATAGTGTCTTCTTTAATAACTTTAAGGTGCTTAAGACCAATGTTACCAACAAGACCGCTTTCTAATAATGCTCCCATTGTTTTATTTTTTTGTTTTTTAGTTTATTTATTACAACTTACTCATCAAATCCTTAATTCTCAAAAATTGAGGGTTCTCATAAGTTTTTGATTCTATAAGTGTAGTTGAAGAACCGGTAGAAACATTTTTATTAATTTTTGTTTCAACTGACTCATTCATTGGTTTAGATTCTGTCTTACTTAATTCTTCTTTTACTGACTTATAAAGATTTTTTGATTCTTTTAAAGTTTCAACATCGTCGAATCTACGTAAGATATTTATTTTTTCTTTTTTAGTTGTTGAATGTTCAGTGAACAATCTTGTAGCGTAAGCCAAGTTGGAATTAAAAATTGCAACTTCATTTAACTTCTCTCTAAATGTGTTAAGAGCTTTTCTATATTCTTCGTTTTTCTGTCTCAACATACTAATTTCAGATTCTAAAGACTCAACCTTTAGATGTCTTGGTGAAGTTCTTGGTTTAGGTAAACCTTTTCTACCCCAAGCCTTTCCGTTTCCAAGTGTTCTTGCGGCTTCTTTAGTCTCTGTCTTTTTTACTAATTTGGTTTTACCTTCCATGTTTTCACCTTTCTTGTATTCGAATTTAGGTTTACCCATTCCAACACCTTTAGTACCTTGTTTCATACTTTCTTTGAAACCACCGGTTGTTTTTTTGTAGGAAAATTTAGGTTTACCCATTCCAATACCTTTAGCTTTAATCCCTTTTTTTGCTTTCTTGTGACTGTAAGATTCGTCCATGTTCATAGATTCTTCTTCAGATTCATCATAGGTTTCATCCATTTCATCATAGGATTCGTCCATTTCATCTTCAGATTCATCCATTTCATCATAGGATTCGTCCATTTCATCTTCGGTTTCGTCCATTTCGATTTCATAGATTGTTTCTTCCATTTCGTCTGAAAATTCACCGCTTTCAGTATCAGAAGTATCACTAAAAAGTGAATCAATTACAGAATCAATGTCGCTTTCTTCTTCGTACATTTCGTTAATTTTTCTTTTTGATTTTGATTCGCCAAGTTTAACTAGGTACTCAGAATCAGTGTTATTATCTTTTAATGATACATGTGAACCATCTTTTTTAATGATAATACCATCCTCTTCGCCCATTGCTTTGAATACTCTAAGAATTTCTTCATCCGAAGCGTGAGTTAAATCGATTGGAGTTTCTTCAGAATCAGTATCAACATCCATATCAAGGTCCATGTCCATATCCATGTCTGTATCAACATCTTCTATATTATCAGTATCAGTATCTACCTCTTCATCATCGGTAGTTACTTCAACGTCTGTGTCAACCTCTTCTTCGTCATCTTGTTCAGAAAGGGATTCTTTTACTAACTGATTGATTTCTTCCTTCATTGTAGAAGCAAGTATTCCTTTTGCATTTTCAGAGATTGCTTCTTCAACTTGTTTCATTTGAATTAAAGCCTCTTCGACTAATGAGTTTTTGTCTTGCATAAATAATTTTATTTATTTTAACTAATAAATAGTGTAAAAATGAAAAAAAGTTTATTTTTTGGGGTAATAACCCAAAATATTTTTATTTATTTGTTATATATAAATATTTCCATTTACGCAAAAAAAAAGTGGTCAAATGACCACTCTTAAAAATCTTTAGCTATTTTAATCAATAACCTCATCAATTTTACTTTCAGAAACTGAAGTTATTCTCCATTCATGTGTGAAACCTTCGTATTTTTTAGTTACTTTTGCTTCAACGTCAGTTACGGAATAACCATTAACTAATTTCTCTTCTCTAATTTTTTTAATCTTACCACTTTGTTCGTCGGGTAAGTCATACTGAATTTTTGCTACAAAATACTTTTCGTCCATAATTAATTTATTTTCCCAAATAATCGGATAATTTTTTCATTAAATCAATAGACGAGTCCAAATTTCCTACAGACTTAATTTTTTTCTCTTCTTCTAAATTCTCCTCATAATTATCTCTTTCGTTTACATCTGAAAAAAGATAAGCACCTGGTGTAGATGGAGATGAAACCAAATCAAAACAAATTAATTCAAAATCATCTTGAACTTCGTTTCTTTCACCAACTTTTTTTAATGAACCCACTCCTCTTGAAGATACACCCATTGTCACGCCTTGTCTCATAAGATTTGCTGCGATGTCTCCTTTTGTTGATACAACTCCTCTTTCGTGAAAACCGGGAGAAGTTAATAATTTGAGTTTTCCCATCAATATATTTTTATCCCACCAAATGTCAGTTATTATGTGAGATACTCTATCTAAATCTATTAGAGACGATTCGGGGTGATTTAATTCTGAAGTTGATAAACCTTTCTTAATAACTTCTTTATATTTATCCGCTTCTCTTTTTAATATCCTTTCAGGATAAAATCTTCCGTTTCTGTTTGGGGTGTTATATTTCTGTAATACAGCATAGAACTCAAAAGGATTTCTATAATCCATATCTTTTTGTTCGCGAAGTATTTTTTCATTAAACTTGTCAGTCGGGGAAATATACCCTGCATCCGTTTCAACTAAAATTCCGAAACCTGTTTCGTGAGATTCTAATATTCTTAATTGTTTCATCATTATTTTCTAAATAAATATTATGAAATGATGTTATTTCTTTGTGAGGGTAAAATTGAAGTATTCATTTGAAAGAATATTACTATCTTGGATATTATTTATAATTCTTTTTATTGATGATTTTAGTTTTGGTGATTTAAAATCCGTTTCTTGTTCTGTAAATAAGTTTATTTCTAAATTTAAAAATGATTTTTTACCATAAAAAATCCCGCTTGTTCTTAAATCTAAATCTACTATTGATTGTGGTAAAAACACTGAAGTGTCAATTGATTCAAATACCGTGTGTTTTATTTCTCTACTGAAGTTTCCAACAACTCTATTCCAATTTTCTAATTCATATTTTGGTGATACCCAAGATTGAATGTTAATATAAATTGATTTTAGGTTTTTGGAATCAACTGTTCCGTAAGCCGATTTGAAACAATTTGATAGGCTAATTTTAACGTTTTTTCCTTTTTTCATTAATTCCCATATTATATTCGTTTATTTTTATAAAAAATATAATAAAATATCCTCAATATCAAATTTTTTTTTATATTTTGATATATTTGTAGATATATGATAATTGTAATTTTAAAACCCGGAGAAAATATAGAAAAAGGATTAAAGTCCCTCAAGTCAAAAGTAATTAAGACAAAACAAAATCAATTACTTACAGGCAAGAAAGAATATACAAAAAAGTCAGTTAAGAAAAGAAACCAAATTTTAAAGGCGATTTACAATGAAAAAAAGAGAAAATCTTAAAGTAGTGAATCAACTAATGTCTTTAATTTCAAATAAGAAACTTGACTAAATGTTTCATTTTTAATTTTATCAACAGTTTCATTAATTTTTGTTTTAACTTCACTGTCATCTTCTTTTTCCATCAAAGAAGTTAGTTTAGACGTTGCATCTTGTTTTAGAGCTTCAAATTTTATTTTAAGAAATTTTGTATCTTCTTTAATAATTTCTAAAAATTCTTTTTTAGTTGATTCATCTAAAGTTTCAACATACTTATTCAAACTCTGATTTGCAACCTTAATCATTGAACTAATTGGAATATTAACAGATTCTTTTAATTGTTTTTTAGGTTGAGTTAAAACTTTAACAATCTTCTTTTTATTTTCCAATCTATCGTTCATGTGGATAGTTCTACCATTAATATAAACTAATTCATCAATTTCTTTATAATTGTTTTTAAATTCTGAAATATTTGTTTTTGGTAATTTAACTTTAGGTAGTAAAGTTCTAATCAACTCAATACCTTCTTTTACAAATTCATAAGCATCTTTCTCAGATATCCCCTGCGGGGTTGATAAGTCATCATATAATGAATAAAGTTTTAAGATATTTTTATTATTTAAAACATCTTCTTTAAATTCTTTAAGCGATTGTTTAAAATCTTTTCCGTCTTTATATGATTCTATTAATTGATTTTCAATAATAGTTTTTATTTGTCCAAATGTCATTTTATTTGTTTTTATATAAATATTATGAATTTAATAACTTATCTAATTCTAAGTCCATTTCATCAAAAGAATCCATACCTGTTTCAAATTCTAAAATCTCGGAACCTTCAATTAATCTATTTTCAACTAAAATATTTATTTTATCCATTCTTGATTCAGGTGTTACCTCTCCTCCCTCCGGTGGTGGTGCTCCTCCTCCAGCTTCTTCAGGTGAAGGTGATGCCCCCGCGGTTACAGTTCCACCACTTGCATTATTACCATAAAGTTTATCGATTGTGTCGAATAAACCTGTCTTAGTGATAACTGTAGGTGTTGATTTTAATTCTTCTCCAATTGCTCTTTCAAATCTTTGTTGTAACAAATCAGTTCTAATTTCATCATCAGAGAAACCAAAGATATGTTTTTTAGCCCAAGTAGATGATACCGCTTGAATACCATTTCCAGGGTCAGAAACCAAATCTTTATATAATAATATTTTTTCTTTATATACATCAATTTTAAGTAAATCCGCCTGAGTAGATGGGTTTGTTAAACCTAATGTAAAGTTTGATAATTCATCTTCAAATCCAAGTAAAAATAAGTGTATAATTGCTATTTTATTTAGCTCTTGAACCATACTTTTTTGAATTCTATTAATTGTTCTGGCAAATCTAATATCTTGTAATGACAAGTTTTTACCATCTCCAACAGTTTCTTCAAATCCTAAAAATGCTTTTGGAACACGAAGAGCCGTTAATAATTTCTTTTGAATATATTCAATATCTGCAATCTCTGATAGGTTTGTTGCTCCCGGTAAAGTTTCAATTGGACTTGGTGTTGCTGGGTCACGAACAGGGATAAAATAATCTTGGTCTACCGCCATTTGGTTAAACCTCATATCCACATTACCTGTATTCTTATCAACAACTTGTTGTCTTTTAAATTTATCGGCAACCCTGTTTACATATGGTTCAACGTCCTCATCGTTCATATTACCCACAAACACTTTAAACACCCTTCTTTCAGGTGCTCTTGAAGTTCTGTAGATTAACATCGCATCTTCAGATAACAATAATTGTTTCCAAATTCTTCTTGCCTTCTCCAACATTGATGTTCCGTAAGGAAGTTTTCTATCATCACCTAATAATCTAAAGTGAGCAACCTCCCAAGATTGGAAGGTAAGTGCTTTGTTTTTCCAAGTAAAAGTTAATGCTTTTTTTGCCTCTGTTTTACCAAAATCAACCGGGTGCTTATCACTCATACCAACCTCTTTTCTCTCAATTTCTATATTTGGTAGTTGTTGACAACCAACTATTCCCTTTTCAGGGTCTAATTTAAGATAAATAAAATTATCACCAAATTTACAAGTATTTCTTGTCCACATAGGTAAGTTTGTGTTTATATCTAATACATTATTAAAAAGGTCGGCTAATACAGATTTAATTCTTCTTGATTCAGAATAAATCTGCAACATATAACCATCTTCATTTACTGTTGTAGATTCTTCTGCGTATATATCTAAAGCTGCCGATATTTCCGGTGTATATTCCATTGATTCATAATCATATGTGGAAGATAATCTTGATGGTTCATAGTATACCGCTTGAGAATAAAGATTGTTTTCTACTTTAGCCCACTGTTGTGCTAAATAAAACGTTTGTTGTGCTTGTAATTTCTCTCTTTCGTATTCACCCTTATCTTTTGTTCTTAACAATTCTTTCTTGTCAAGTTTAAATTGGGGGTAATCTTGACCCATTAGAGAGTTGGGTCCAAAGGTTTTGCCTAACCTTTGCCATATCGTTTGTGTTTGATTATTATTTTCAGCCATAATGTAATTTTAATTCAATAAATCAATAATATAAATACTTATCTTCCCCCAAATAACCATCCATATTTTTGATAATCATCTTTTGATG